TTTAACAGATGATTCATTAGATAATCCTGTAAGTGTATTTATTGGTTCAACAAGAGTATACCAATTAATTTCTGGTTCTAATGGTACAGCTGGTTCACTTGCAAATAGTGGATATGTAGCTGGATCAGGTTCATATGGTTTAGTATTTCCTGATTTAGGAACAATTTTATTAAACCCATTAGCTATTTCTCAATCAATTAGAGTTGCTCCTATACGCCAAAGTAATACTGATAATTTTAATACAGCTAGATTATATACTTCAATTAGTGGTGCTGGTTCATTTGGATTAAATTCTGAAGAAACAATTACTTCTGATTATGTATTTGTTAGAGCAAGAAACAGTGAATTTAACTACTCAGAGAACCCATCATTTATTTCAGGTTCAACAGGTGAAGTAATTTATGACAATTTTATTAATAATCCTCAAGTTTATATTACAACTATAGGAATGTATAATGATAGTAATAATTTATTAGCAGTTGCTAAACTATCAAGACCATTATTAAAAGATTTTACAAAAGAAGCTTTAGTTAGAGTAAAACTTGATTTTTAAGATGAATGAGTATTTACAAACCATTTCTAACCACAGACGTAGTAGTATCTCCGTTTAACGTAAATAAACAATTTAGTTTTATCGGAGCCGCTAATCTTACCGGCTCCGGTGGAATTGATAGATATATTGGAAAAAATGTAACTGCATCTTTATGGACCTCAGGTTCATACCCTACAGGACAAATTTCTATCCAAGATCAAATTTTAGTATATAGATCTGTAAAAGAATTATATTACTCAAATTATCTTTTAGATGATGATGGTTCTCCAGCAGGAACAGCTTCATTTAATACTGATGGAACTATAACAGGTCCGGCTTATACTCCAAATTATTACAACTATCTTTCAACAACATTACCTGCCAATAGATATTTTCCTACTGGTTCAGATGATATAGTTGGTGTCATTACTATTCCTTCAAACATGTTTGGTGAATATGTTAAACCAGGAAGTTTAACTTTATCTGACGGTATATATAATTTACATGATGATGGTAATGGAAATGTAATTACAGGAAGTTTAAAAGTAGGAGATATAATCTATGAACATGGTATGATCATCCTAACAAATGATGGTATACCAGGACAAGATGGATATGGATTTGTTACTTATGAAGGAGGATCTTATGGTGTGGGGGATGTATCATTTATTAATGATTTTATTACAACACCAAATATCACCTGTTCTTTTGAAAGTACAGTTACAATATATGAAACACAATATAAATGTACTATCAGACAAAATGAATTTAATTTCTCCCAAAACCCCTCATTAATTTCAGGAAGTTCAAATAGTGGAATAATCTCTAGTTTTGCAACCGGTTCTTATTTTGATCCATATGTTACAACAGTTGGATTATATGACAATGCTTATAATTTATTAGCTGTAGCAAAACTTGCTCAACCTCTCCCTTTATCATCCGTCACAGACACAAGTATATTAATAAATTTAGATTTATAAATTCATGTCAAATTGGTTATACGAAAATAAAGAAATAAATACAATTAAAGATTTTCCTGAAGGGACATTTGGATTCATCTATAAAGTTACGTATATTCCTGAAAATATAACTTATATAGGTAAAAAGTCTTTATATCATAACACAAATAAAAAGTTAGGTAAAAAAGAATTAGAAGCTTTACCAATTACAAGAGGTAGAAAATCAACTACCAAACTAGTAACCAAAGAATCTGATTGGAAGACATATTATGGTTCAGCTAAACCTATTTTAAGTTTACTTAAAGAAAAAAAACATGATGAATTTAGTCGCGAAATTTTACAATTTGTTAGTAGTAAAAAATTACTCACTTATTATGAATGTAAGTACTTATTTGAACACGGAGTTCTCGAACATCCTTCTCTTTATTTCAACGATAACATTTTAGGCAAATTCTTCACAAGAGACTTTGCTCCCCAAGACTAGGTTCATATCTTGAACCCTATGGTAAATGAATTATTAGTTAATTTAGTAAATGGTGTTTTAGGAACCGGAAAACGTACCGCAAGAGGTAATCAATCCTATTCTTGCCCGTTTTGCCACCATCATAAACCCAAATTAGAAGTTAATTTTACTGAAAATAAAGAAGGAATCAATCAATGGGCTTGTTGGGCTTGTGGTAAGAAAGGTAAAACCATAAGAAGTTTATTTAAACAAGTTGAAGTTGATTCTAGTTATTTTCATGAACTAAGTAAATTAGTTAAAAATGTATCTCGTGATGATATAGGTGAGGTAAAACATTCTATACTTGAATTACCCAAAGAATTTAAAACATTCCTCAATAACAAAGATATTATAGCAAAACATGCTCTCTCTTACCTTAAAGATAGAGACATTACTAAACAAGATATTCTTAAATATAACATAGGATATTGTGATTCAGGTCAATATGCTAAAATGATAGTTATACCCTCATACGATGCTAACGGTAAATTAAATTATTACACCGCGAGATCATTCGAGAAAGATCCTTACACCAAATACCGCAACCCTGAAACGTCTCGCGATATTATACCGTTTGAGTTGTTTATTAATTGGGATTTACCAATTATATTATGTGAGGGTCCTTTTGATGCTATGGCTATAAAACGAAACGCTGTACCATTATTTGGTAAAAATATACAATCTAGTTTAATGAAAAAACTAGTAGAATCTAAAGTACAAAAAATATACATTGCATTGGATAACGATGCTGTTAAACAAGCACTTAAATTTTGTGAACAATTATTAGACGTTGGTAAAGAAATTTATTTGGTTGAATTACAAGGGAAAGACCCAAGTGAAATGGGATTTGAACATTTCACAAAACTAATTCAAAATACACTTCCATTAACACAGTATAAGTTGATGGAGAAAAAATTGTCTATAATATGAAAAAACGAAATGTAAAAGTAGTCAATAATCGTATCCTTGAAATTTCGGAAGATGCTAAACAAATAACTCTTCCAGATTCTAGATACTACAGACGAAATGGAGAATATTACCCTTCAATCACTCATGTTTTAAGTTGTTATCCAAAAGGTAAACATTTTGAAGAATGGTTAAAAAACATGGGCCGCTCAGCTGACTATATTGTTAGAAAAGCTGGTGAAGATGGAACCAAAGTACATGAAATGATTGAAGAGTATTTAGAGGGTAAAGAAATGAACTTTTTAAATACAGCTGGTTACCCACAATATGATCCAACAATTTGGCAAATGTTTTTACGCTTTGTTGATTTCTGGGAAACCCATAAACCTGAATTAATTGACCAAGAAATCCATCTATATTCAGATACACTTAAAGTAGCAGGTACAACAGATTTAGTTTGTAGAATTGGTAATGATTTATGGATTATTGATCATAAAACATCAAATCATATTCAAACAACATATGAATTACAAGCAGCAGTTTATGCTCATTGTTATGCAGAATGTTTTGGTGTAGTACCTGATAAAACTGGTATCTTGTGGTTAAAATCAAACAAACGTAAAGCATCTAAAGATAAAATGCAAGGTAAAGGATGGGAAATGATTTTACCATCTCGCACACAAGAGGAAAATATTGAAATCTTTAAAACAGTAAAACGTTTATTTGATTTAGAAAATCCAAATGAAGCCCCTGTATTTACAGAATTTAAAACGAGCGTTAGGAAAGAGGCGTAATATGTATAATTATGATAAGTTTAGTTCAATTGTTAAAGGAAGTACAAGATAGTCCCAAAGCTATATTTTTAGCTGGTCCTGCAGGAAGCGGTAAGTCTTATATATCCTCTCAACTTATCCCTAATTCATTCACAGTTATCAATTCAGATGACACATATGAAGAATTGTTAAAAGCAAGTGGGATTGGTTTAAAACAAAAGGATTTTACCCCTGATCAATTATCTCAAGCATCTAAATTACAAGCCCAAGCTAGAAAAACAACACAAGATAAGTTTATTAAATCAGTAGAAAATAAAAATAATATTGTTATTGATGGAACTGGTGCTGCATCTGGACCTGTTTTAAAGAAAAAACAACAACTAGAAGATTTAGGGTATGAAACATTGATGTTAATGATCTATGTTTCTCCCTTAACTTCACTTGAACGTAATCAAGAACGTGAACGAAGTTTAATGCCCGGAATTGTATTACGTACTTGGAGAGATGTAAATAAAAATATTGAAACATATAAACAAGCATTTGGTAATAATTTTATTTTATTAAATAATAATCCAAAAGACGCTAAACACGAATTTAATATTGATTTACTTGAACCATATATCAAATCATCTTCAGCTATAGGTAAACCTAAATCACCTGAAGACCAAGCAAAATCAGATGCTGATAAAGCTCAATTAAATAAAGATATTGAATCTATGGTTAATAAATTACCTGAATTCGATACTTTAGATACTGCCAAAAATAAAATCAATGAATTCGTTAGTTAAATCGCTTATACAACCATTATTGGAAGCAAACCAAGGTGGTATTGCTTTAGTACCTGGTGGTTTTAAACCGCCTACTATGGGTCACTTTTATTTGGTTGACCAAGTAGCAAAACATTCTGAAGTAAACAAAGTAATTGTT